GATAACTCTTACCAGTGCATCTTCTTTTTCATCTTCAGGTTCTGTTAGGATTGAAGATGAAATAATTACATACACAGGAAAATCGTCTAATGACCTAACTGGATGTACCAGGGGAGCCAATGGAACTACTGCAACATCGCATGCCGACACAACGGCAGTTAGAGAATCAACAGTTACAAGATATAATACTACAGATTTTACAAACTTTACTTTTGAAATATTAACAGTTGCTACTAATTCATTTACCATCACTATGCCCATTTCTGAAACTGGCACAGGAATGTCTAGTGCTGGAGGAGCATCAATAAGCCCTTACGAAGAGATAGGACCAACAATTCAAACATACGGTTATGGTTGGGGAACAAGCACGTGGGGAACTGTTGCATGGGGTCAAGGAAGTACTTCAACACAAGTTGTACTGGATCCTGGATCATGGTCTTTAGATAATTTTGGTCAACAATTAATAGCAACAATTAAAGACGGAAAAACTTTTGTTTGGGATGCAGGAGCTGCAAATCCTCTAGATACTAGAGCAACTTTAATGACAGGTGCTCCAACTGCATCAAGACTTACGATTGTATCAGACAGAGATAGACACGTTGTTCATTTTGGAACTGAAACAACTATAGGTAATTCAACCACACAAGATCCAATGTTTATAAGATTTAGTGATCAAGAAAACTATAATGTGTATGCGCCTACTTCAGTAAATACTGCAGGAACATTTAGACTGGACACCGGAAACAAAATTGTAGCTGCTGTTTCTGGTAAAGATTACAATTTAATTTTAACTGATACTGCTGCTTATGTAATGCAGTTTGTAGGTCCTCCATTTACTTTTTCTATTAGACAAGTTGGTTCTAACTGTGGGTGTATTGGTCAGCATGCAGTTGTATATG